GGTGAAATGATTGAGAAATTTGCTACTGGTTCTTCTGAAAAGGAGCCAGTGAAGAAGATGATGCGCGAATTGCGCATTATTGAAGCAAAATTCTTATCTAAAGATCGCGCGCAGCGCGATCGGCGTCCACCCTTTGCCATGTTGGTCTTTGGACCTACTTGCGTGGCAAAAACCATGTTTATGAACATCTTGTTTAGTCATTATGCGAAAGTTCACAACAAAGATCCCTCTGTGGAATGTATGTGGACTCGCAATTGTCTGGACAAATATTATTCAGGGTATAAGTCATCTAAATGGTGCATCCGATTGGATGATATCGCTATGTTCAAACCCTCTGGGACTCTTGATCCTTCGATGGCTGATGTCATCATGTTGCAAAATGGTGTCAATTTTATTGCACCTATGGCATCAATAGAGGATAAGGGTGTTATCCCTGTCAGACCAGAATTACTTTTGGCTTCCACCAATCAGGAAGATCTTAATGCACATGCATACTTCAGTTGCCCTGAAGCAGTGCGTAGAAGATTTCCGTATGTTGTCTCTCTCACTTTGAAAGATGATTACAAGTTGAAAGGAACCCAAATGTTGGATACGTCCAAGATTCATGTCGAACCCGATTCTTACCAAGATATTTGGAAGATTGAATTGAGGAGATTCAGGGTGACAGTGAATGAGGAAACTGGTGTGAAAACTCTTGAAACATATACTGAGGATGCGTGGAAGGATATTGATTCTTTCTTAGCATATTACTCTCGTCTTACTCTCGAATTCAAACTCCACCAAATGCGCGCTGAGAAATCAGCTGCTGACATGCGGTGTATTGATCTTTGTACATCATGCTACAGATCTAAACTCAAGTGCGCTTGTGGTGAAGATATTGTTCCGTATGAAGAAGCAGAAAAAGATGAGGAAGGGTATAGGCTTCAAGGGGGTGAGGATGACCTCCCAATCTATGGCAACTCAAAATTGGAGGCGATCCATGATCGCAAATTGGCTCCAAAAGAGTATGCTCGACAAATGCAGAAGTATTATACTTCTGTGCAAGGGGGTGACAGTGACTATGATAGGGTACTTACCCGCATGCAAGAACCTTTATCACAAGAAGAATTTGCGGCATTATTGGCCAAAGTTCGTACGTGTATGGAAGTGACTCCTCGTGAGAAAGATCTCATTAGTCTGAAAGGACAGATGGAAGATATGGCTCGCGAACGTATGCAAGATGATGAGTTGGATGATTCTTCAGATGATGAATTTTCTGATTCGTATGAGAACCCTTTCGAAGCAGATGTCGAAGATTGGGAAGAGGAACACAACTCTTGGGTTGTAAAATCTCTTGATTGGATCGATGACAGTGCTATGCGTGCACGTACACGTGCTTGGGGTATTGCCCATAACGTATGTAGCGCAG